AATTGATACTGCTTCCAAAATACGCTTGGCTTCACGGAGTGCAGCATAGTGTCGTGAGATTTTGTCCTTAGTCTCTTGAGACCTCGGCTTCCCACGAAGTGACGCAGCAACTTTAGCTCCAAAACCTTCAGGCTTTGCCACTCCCTTTTGAACAATCGACAACTTAAGCCGATGCTCATCAGAAAACGTCTTGCCCGTGTTGATCGCGCTCAAATGACGCTTCTGCTCTTCCGTTAGTTTCCTACCGGCTTTGCCCTTGCGGGAAGCAGATTGTCTTTGCCGCTCTTCATCAGAGGCTTTACGCCCAAGAGTCTTAGAGTTTCCAGTCATCAACAGCGACAACTTATTTCTAGCCAAAGCAAAAGCTCTTGAGGAGCCCCGCCCGTCTCGTTTCATGATTGCCAATGCAAACCACATTGAACCGCCATGCATACGGGCCAACAACAAATGAGCCACAAAGTGCTCTCTCGCCGTTAGCGAAACAAGGTTGCTACTGTCGTCCGATCCTCCCAATGCCTTTGGCAGCACATGGTGACGCTCAGAATAGCCGTCTACAACGCCACGCTTGCGCGCATTCGCTATAAGCCGGTTATAAGCAAGAGCGTAATCCACGACCCTACCTTAGCAGTCGAATGTCATTTACCCGATGAAAGTGGGTAGTTTGACATTTCGATCCAGATCGCCAAAGCCTTCGCCCTCGACCTTGCCCAGGCTCTTGCCTGAACTATCGCGTGTACCCTGCAGGTTCTCGACTTGGACACGGATCTTCTCCGCCTCTTCCATCGGCCTCTCATGGTGGAACTGCAACATGATGTCTTGGTACGCATCCATCGGGATTTTGTACAAGCGCATCTCGTTGCACGCGATAAAACCAATGTCCTCGCCAGCTTTTACGCGATAGTTATCAAACCCAGGTAGCTCGTCTGCGCGAACAGGTACGTACCCAAGTCGGATTCGCTTATCAATACTGTCGTAGCTGTTGGTGGTCGACAGCCAGCAAAGGTGCCATCCGGGCATTTCCGGAACCTTTGGCAGCGCACTTTGTGTCCACTCATCGCTCCACATCTTCCGACGCTCTTGCGCTGACATGAACTGCTCTTCAGGAGCACGGCGGCTTTCATCCTCACTTGCGCGAGTTTCACGCCCACCGGCCGAGAGAGACTTTTTGAGACGACTATCCATGATTAGTAGCTCCTAGTGTTGCGTGCTTCTTGCGCGTATCGCTTGATCATCCGGTTGCGTTTCTGTGGGTCATCCCACATTCCCGCTTCCTTCATCGCCCGTACTTGGTCTGGACTAAGCACAAAAGTGCCGCGGTTCGATCCGTTGACCGATTCGCGTCCAGATGCCGTCACAGCGCTCCTAGGTCTGCTCCTCCTCGGTTCGTCGTCATCTTGATCTCGAGTATACAAATGTGGCAAGCGCTTTTGCAAGCGATTGTCAAGTTCTTCCCAATAATCCGCCGAAGTTGGATCCCAACCCTCTTCAGACAGCTTCTTGTCAATCAAAGAAGCAATCTGGCTGTCCTCGTCTTTACCTGACGGGTCAAACCAAGAGTTGTTGTTCATCCACTTCTGGGCGTTTTGTTTGAGCTTCGCAGGAGGCTCATTACTTTGTTGCGTTACAGCACTTTCTACACGCTGCTTCACATCAGCCAACTGATCAATCTTTTGCTTGGTCTTCTGATACTCCTCGTGTGCCTGAATAAACGCGGCACCGTTGGACTTATCAGTGGCCTCCTTCATCTTGGCCGACCAGTAGTTCAAACGCAGTTGCTCATCCTGAATGTCCTTGTCCATCTTCGACAAGTCATAGTTGATGCTCTTGCGCTCCATCGCAGCGATGCGATCAGCCAACTCCTTGTTCTGGCGCTCCAAGAATTGCAGCCGCTCCACACGCTCGACATTCGTGCGCTTGGCTAGCTCCCGCTTGGCTTTACGGCGCTCCCGTTTGGCTTGCCGCAGCGAATCGGAGTCATCAGGATCATCTGCATCCTCTCCGTCATCCGCGGCCGCCTTGGGCTCAGGAGCGTCATCGTCTTTGTCGTCGTCTGCCCGCAAGTTCTCAGGCAACTCGACGGTGACAGAGCCGTCTTTCTCTTCGACAACCGCAATGTTGTCTTCTTGCTTCTCAGTAGTCATAGGTATGCCTTCATCGCAAGAGGATCACTAGTAACCTTCGCAATCACCTCATGGTCATTCAAGATCATGAAGAGCGCAGGGTCTTCGATTTTGTCGTCACCAGGGACAGGAATTTCCCAGCGATCGCCACCCCACTTGGGTACCCGGATGTAATCTCCAGGCACGCACCAAGAGCCTTCCGGCCAGGGCTGCATGTCATCGCGCTTACGGAAAGCCAGAGGGCCGATCTCGATGACCTTAGCCACCATGTTCTGCCACTTCTCCGTTTCCTTGGTTTCTTCCACCAAGATAATCCCAGCGCTGGTTGTCTTCTTCTTCGTGCGACGAAGTTGGACGAGAATCCGCCCTCCAAGGGGCTTAGCACCGGGGTCCACGCTCGGAAATGCCCAAGCCAATTCAGCCGCGTTAGCAGCTTCCGGTTGATTACTCACTATCAGGTTCCTTCATTAGTTCGTTAAGGATGTCCAGGGCCTCTTGTAGGCCCGCATACTGACCAATGATCCGCTGGTAAGACTCCCAGTTCGCCGCATGTCCTGCAGCTAGGGAGGCGGCAATCTCTGCCTGCCGTGCCTTGATCCCGCCAATCAGGTCGCCCAGAGTAGCCATTACTTCTTCTTCACTTGCGCCAGAGCACCTCCTTGCGGTTTGTTGTTAGAGCCCTTCTCTTGCAGAGATTGGCCGGTAATCGGTGCGCCCATAGCCATACGCTTGTGTTGGGGCACGTTGACAGACTTCTGCTCTTGGTCACTGGTAGCCATGATTACTCCTTACTGCACACGGGTTGAAACATCCAAGACGGTTCTGTCCTGATCGTATTTCAGGCGAGCCGCATCCCGAGTCAGTCGGGCCGTCTCAATGCGCTCCTTAGTCTCCTGGTCACCTTGAGAAATTGCCAGCTTCAACTGCAGCTCCTCAATCGCCAGATCCTTGTCGTCCATCTGCTTCTGCTGCGCCAACTGCAGCTTGCTCTGCATGTCCTGCGCCTTCAGTTGCATCTCAGCCTGATCACGCGCCTGCCTGCGCTGCGTCTCGGCCATGCTGGTCTGCAACAACACCTGACCATCAGGCGTCATCTCAGGCTTCGGCTTGAACTGCTGCATCGTCTGAACCATCTGCTGGATCACCGGCAACGTGCCTGCCAGCGTCTTCTCCGTATCCAGCGTTACATGCTGCGCTGCAACAGAGTACAGCTTGTCGATTGCAGCTACATCGGGCAGGTTCTCGTAGTCGTCGATCTTCTCGCCCAGGCTCTTCTGCACGTAACCAGTCATGCGCTTCAAATACCAAAGCGACAGGTGCTGCTTGATGTGCTCCATCGCCTTCGGCAGGAAAGACGGCGCAATCATCGGGTTCCCGCCAAATACCGGGTCTTTGGCGTAGTCCAAATGCACTTGTAGGTGTCCCAGGTGATCTTGCTCGGGGTACGCAAACGCCGCCTGACCAATAGTCATCGCCACGTTCTCGTTCGCCGCATCAGTCTTAACCGGAGACGGTGCATCAACCATCAACTCGTTGATGTTCGGGACTTTGATCTGCTTCAGGAACCGCATCAGCACCGCTTTGCGGTTAAACATGTCCGGGTTCTGCTGCATCATGGTCATGACCGCTTGGGTCTGCGCCATGCGCTGCGTTTCCGAGAAGATGTGCGGATCCGATACCGGAATCACATCCGTTACTCGAGCAAAGTCCTCTCGAGTGACCTCCAGATCCTCCACAACCTCCGCCCGCTGCATATCGTCCAGATACCAGCGGTTGATCCGGCTCAAAATCTTCAGAACTCGACCCTGAGACTCGTGCAAACGGGCGTGGATCGACGAAAACACCGCCGCGCCTTGCTCGATCAGAGCCTGAGTCGTGCCAACAGGGGTGTTTGCGTTGACATCGGCGATCTTTTCTTCGGCCGTGGTCACTACACCCTTAGCTGCGCCCGTCAACCACCCCAAAAGCTCGAAAAGAACCGGGCTGGGAGGGTTAAACGGCATCGGCATCGCCAGTTTTCGGACGTCATCGACACCTGGGGCCGCCTCAATCTCGGCAACTTGGGTCACTTCGACTTGCTGAGACTGCCCAGATACCTTCGCGCCCTTCAGCTTGAGCAGAGTCGCAGCATTGTTGATGTGGGCGGAGTCCAAAAGCGCCCGCAAAGCGCCTGTAAGGGCCGCGGAGAGGCCTCCAATGAGGTGCGGCAGGCCCACGGCATAAGCACCACGCCACGGAATGAACTTGAACTCGACAATCCAGTCGAGCTTCGTCATGTTCTCGTCGCCTTCCTCCCAGTTCCGATACAAACCAACCACTTCCGTGTCGGTTTCGTCGATCATCAGGATGTAAGGAGCCAGTTCTCCCTTGGAATAGCGGTCAGACTCGACCTCGAGCCACGTGTAGATGTGGTAAACCCGCCGCAGACCGTCTTCGTTGTCGTTTGGTGAGCGTCCTTCGATCTTGTCCGTGGCTTTTTGCGCCCCAGTCGGCTCCGGATCCAGCGCTGCACGCACAAAACCGATGTCTCGATACAGCCCGGAGGCAATCCGGCGCTTAAACTCATACTCGGAGATGTCGTCCACCTCCGTTGCACGCTCTGCCGTGTAGAAGTTAGCAGCCGCAAACGGCAAAAGCACGTTGTCGATCGGCAGGAACTGGGCGCACGGACGGCGCTTACGCTCGTCGTAATAGAGCTTGAGGTACTGCGAGCCGCCAAGCGGCAACTGAGTCATCAGTTGTTCTTGCTCGTCGCGGAACTCCTCAATCTGTTCCGTCAACTGCCAGTTCATGTAGTCGCGTTTGCGCTCGGCAATCGCCAACTTGGCCTCGTCAACGTCACCCAAGATCTTGGTTTTGGTCGGGCCATCAGGCGGGAACATCTCCCGAATGGCTCGAGCAGCGAAGTCGATACACGCCTCGGCCATCACCGGGTGGACAACCTTGCTAGCACCATTGAACGAAGCGCCTCCAGGGGCGTCGTTGCCCATGCCAGTACGCCGAATCCCGTCTTCGTACTGCTTGTCGCGCTGTTTCCGGGCCTCCTTGTCCTTCTCAATGAGCTGGATGAACTTCAGCGCCATTGAACTCAGGTCAACCGAGTCCAGGACATCACTGTCAGCGAGGTTCTGATAGAAGTCTTCGTTGTCCATCGGCCCCTTGGTGTCCAACTTGACCACCGCAGAACCGTCAGGAAGCTCCTCAATCTCAGACTCATCAAGCTCAAACTCGACTTCCATGCCCTCACCGGGCTCCTCAGCGCCTGCATCTTGAGGTTGCCCCTCAACAAAGCGGCCAAACTCAGGATCAATCGGGAATTCGGTAGCCATTCTTGTTACCTCGTTGCTTGAGCAAGAGCGCCCGCTTTAGGTTTCTTCACCGCGCCGCCCTTCTTCTTGCCAGTGTATTCTTTCATTAACTCTTCATACATCTTCATCTGGTCGATGTACTGCTGGTCAATCTTCTCCCGCGGGCCAACAAACTTCAGCATGTTGAACTCTTGCACCCCAGGCTTGAGTTGCGACCTTGCATAAGACATCGAACTAGGAAACGCCACCTCAGCAGGAATTGGGTACTTTGTCTGCCCGATGAACTGACCAGGAATATCGACGTCATACGTCGGGTGAGCAGTCGGATACTTGCTGAGGTCTGCCCCAGGGACCATCTTGCCTACAGAGAACCCGCTAGCGCCCGTCTCGATATTTCGCAGGGATGGCTCAGTAATCCCGAACAGCACATCAGACCCAGGACGCAACCCCAGCTTCTCCGTGACCGTAGGCTTCATGAGCGTTTCCGCTATGTGCTTACGCAGGTTTGAATCTACCTGGGCCTGCAGCAAAACATCTATCGGGTCATCAAAGCCAGCAAAGCCTGGGAAGCTGCCGTACTTCGGGCTGCCCTTGCGAATCTCTCGCTCCAGCATCTCACGCTTAGTCTTGCTGAGCTTCTCTGGCTGCTGATAGGCCAGCAACGCATCCAGGTTGTGCAGCGCAAAGTTCGTCGACTCCGGCGACATCTTGATGTACTGACCAAGCACCGGAGCCTCATGCACCTTAGATAGGTCAGTGATGCGGTTCTGGATCGCCCTTGCAGCCCCTAGGCCAGACGCCCAGAAATGCTGATCAGGCATTCCAGCGCCGTACCGCGGGCCACCGAACAACTGCACGCCCTGCTCAAGCTCTACATCTCCCAGGCGCTTTAGCTCTGCTGTGCCGACAGGAACTTGCATCAGCGTCCCCGCCCTCGCAGCGCTGCCGATGGTCGGATCACCAGGGACACCGACCAGCACGCTACCTTGTTGCTTCTCAATGTCTACGATTGGAGCGGGCGCTTCCGGCGCTTTGTAGACCACGCCTACCGGCAGATTCTTCTCCCGCTCAAAGATCTTGCGAGACTTGCCAGCAGGGTTAAACGACATCTTCGGATCCGGCCGGACAAACTCCCCGGTCATCTGCGACGCCATGCGCTGCGCGATAGGCCGCATCTCTTCCTTAGTCATTGGCTTAGCAGGAGGTAGTACCAGCGGCACGGGTTGCTTAGCCTCCGCCGCCTTTTCTGCTGCCTTCACCGCAGCTTGTGCTGCACGCCTGACAGCTCCGCCTGCGGCCATGTCTACATCGCCGATGATGGCCGATGCAGGTATCACAAACTCGTACGTGTTTTCGCCTTGATTTGAGCGGACTTTATAACCGGGCTCGTAGGGAGTGCGCTTCACCTTTCCGGTCGCAGGATCAATGATCTTCTTGCTCAGCAAGTTATCCATGTCCTCCCGCATTGGGACATTTCCTACACGAGTGCGCTCAAGAATTTCGTACGGCGGCCGATTCTTTGCAGCGCTGTCCTTAGTAAACACCCGCTGCCCCTTGTCGTACTTATAGTCAAAGCTCTCCATCTGCTTACGGGCTGCCTCCACCTCCATGCGAATACGGTCGCCCAGTGAAGTGTGGAAGTCCTGCAGGGTCGTCAAGTCTTTCTGCGCCGTCACCGGAGCATTCATCTCCGCCTTCTGAGCAGCCTTCGCAATCGCCTTGCCAGCAGCTTTAGCCAGACCACCGCCCGCCATCTTCTGCTCTTGCATCTTGGCGTCGGCCATCCTCGAGGCCTGCAGGATCGCCTGATCTCTGTCCATGCCTGTCAGCATCAATTGGTCAGCGATCTTGTCTGTGATGTCGGCTAGGCTTACCGCGCCACCTTCGGCAAATCCGCCCTCACGATACTGCCGTAGCAGTTCCGTAAGTTCGTTTTGGGTTACATAGCTCGGCGGGGTAATGTTTTTGGCTTTCATAGCCAGAGCCAGACTACTATCTGGCGCGATTTGAATTAGACCGGCATTCTCGGCGTCGCCAACCCTGCTCCAGTTACCGCCACGCACAAAGTCCTGCACCATCGGCAGATACTCTTCTTTGGGTGCGCGGTTGCCTTTGCCTTTAATTTGGGTGATGCTTTGAGTAATTTCCGGGTGTTGTGCCCGCCAGTTAAACATGGCATCGTGATACTTTTCAGATGAAAGTATGGATACTTCATCACTGTACGGGCCTAACCCTTGCGCCGCACCAATCGCCCTAGCCTCTTGTTCTGCCGCTTCTTTCAACTGAGATGACACTTCTATCGGCACTTCACGCTCAAGCAACTCGCGCCTGTCAGTTTTGACCTCAATCGTCACATGAGGCTCGCCCTTCTTATCTCGCAGAGAGTAAATCTTGGCGCGTCCTTCTTTGATAGCGTCATACCCGCCGTGGCCGTAATAGGGTGATCCGCCGCCCTCTCGTGGCTCATAACCGCGCACCGAGTGCCCCATCGCCTCAGACTCAGCAGCAAACTGCCCTGGCCGATTCAACTGCACCCAGCGCATGTCCTTCTCAGGGTACGCCTTATAGACATCCGCGTTAAGCATCCCTTCCAACTTGGCTTTTTGGGCTTGCTCAGCACGCCACTCGTTGATCTTGGCAACACGCTCCACCGCCTGGGGAACTGTTACCTTCTCCAGATCCTTCGGGCTCCAGCGTAAATTGGCAGGCAGCCCTGACTCTGGGTTGACTGAGTTGCGGAGTTCGTCGATCAGGTGGTCGAAGCCGAGGCGGTCTACGTTCTCTCCTAGCTCATAGACCTTTGTTTCCGGTGAGACTTTGCTCAGCCACGGGTTCGCTTGCAAAACACTGTCGAACGCAAACTCTTGATGCGTTCCAGCTTTGTAAGGCTCAATAACCGTGTCCGTTAGGTTCTCCCAATCCTTCGCCAAGTCTGACTTACCAAGTTTGGGCTGATCTTGTTGGTATCGCAAAAAATGCGCTTGACTTGCAGTCTCTCGACCTACTCGAGGCTCAGCATGAAGGATCCCCCGCTCAGCAAGAGCACGCACCGGATCTTCCGGCGTGCCCATTTCATTCTTGATGTACTTGTTGAGCTTTTTGTCGACCCAGTTATTCAGAGCAGCATCGCCCTGCAGCCGCCCGCGTTCGCGGTTCAAGCGCTCCATAAATTCTGGCGTGATGGCGCTAGACAACTTTTGGTCTTCAATCGCCTCGTCAAGCAGCTTCACTCTTTCAGCCGGCTCTTGTCCCATAGCCTGCGACCGAAGAGGTTTTGTCCCCGCCTCCACGCTTCCCGCCATCCAGTTGCCGCCCTTCGGCTTGATCACTTGCGAGCCAGGAAGCCCGCTGGATTGCTGGGCAGAACGGATGTACCTCTTAATGGCGTCTACGTCAGTCGCACGCTCTGCGGCCCCTTTGAGGCCCTTCACGGCGCTCTTCGTGCCTTTCGCCACCACCGCGCTACCCAGTAGGTTCAGCGGATCCAGTACCACCTCAGCCGCGGTCGCAGCCAGAGGCGAACCCGTCGCCCCCAGAGTCTTCTCACCCACGTAAGCAGCCGGCGCTCCCAGAGTCTCAAGCGCACCAGCAGCCCCTTGCAGGCTCTTTACGCCCTGCTCCGTCCTGGGGATGTACGTCATCGACTCTTGCATCGACTCCACCGCCTCAGCGGCTTTCTTAGGGTCTCGAGTCTTGATCAGCTCGTACAGGCCACCCAGGCCAGCAGGAACAGAACCTAGCAAAGCAGAGCCGATCGACAGCCCCGCCTCCCCGTATCCTTTTGCTTTGTCAAGGGCTCCGGCCATCGCTCACCTCACTGAACCATCTTGTGTTCCCAGATCTCGTGTCCCGTATCTGGGTTTTTGAACCTCAACACAGGAAAGCACCAGCACTGCGGCGTACACAGGTGGTTGTAGTCGTCTTTCCACAAGTGCGTCCTTACATCAGACTGCGTAAGGGTTGACTCGTCGGGGCCTGCCGGTGTCGGCATAGTCGTCTTCATCCCAATCCTCCCGAGGGGGCGGGTCAATCTCCAGCCACCCAGCATCTCTCAGATATCGCAGCACTTGCGTCGTGGAATCCACTAAGTCGTCATGCGTCGTCTCAGGAAACGAGCAGATCTGAGAAACCAGCGGCTCCGCCCAGTCTCTCACATATCCCCTCTTCTGACTACTCTCAGGAATCCAGACGCGGCCACGGGCAATGATGTTGCTCACAATGTTCAGCCGCTGAACCTTATCCGCCCGCCCTGGGTTGTACGCCCTCACAGGCAAATGAGCACGCTGCAGATCTTGGATCAGAGAGATACCCGCAGACTTGTCTTCAATCAGTATTAGGTCAACCCGCTTCTTCTTCTTCCCGTCCCCATAGACCGTCTCATACTCCTCAACCACCTTCGGCCTTAAATCAGGATACTGCAGCCGCTCTTGCCAGCAATCAATCAGCATCACCGACATAGGACCGTCCATCGGCTTGAACACGCCCCAGGTACTACAAGCAGTCGGGTCGTTCTGCGTCTTCTCGCTCGTCGCGCAGTCGTAGCTCTGCACGATGTACTCGAACTCGGGGAACTCCTTCTTGTCAGGCCATAACCGGAACATGTCCCGCTTGACGATCCCCCCATCTTCAGGGTCGATGATCTCGGCGTAGATCTCCTGCCGGCCGAGCTTAGTGCCTTCGTACTGCAGGATCTGCCGCCTGAAGTTCTCCGACAGGTTGTCTAGGTTTGCGTAAGTGCTGGCCGTGGTAACGACTACGTCATCACCCTCCCTGTCCAGCAACTCCATAATCAAGTCTTTGGGCCGCGGCGTTGTAGTGCAGATTAACCTAGTGGGCATATCTGGCAGCTTCAAGCGCATACCGAATTGGATTTGGTCCCAGGCGTCTTGCAGATAGTCCCAGGCGGCAAGCTCGTCACACCATCCAATCGCAAACTGCGGCCCCCGGAAGCGCTCTGGCTCAGACGCCGGTATACCTTTGATAAGGCTGCCGTTCGTGAGCTTGAGTTCGTGCAGGGCTTTGTTGTAATCCGCCACCAGCGGCCGCGGAATGACGCTGAGCAAGCCCGAGTCGCCTTCAAAACAAGTCGCCCGAACATCAGAAGACGTCGGAGCCGCAACCAGCGCCCGGACTCCAGGGTATTGCCAAGCCCACCACCCAATCTGTTCAGCGGCAGTCCGCGTGTTGTGAGTGGGGGTCATGCTCCGACCAGCCAAATACAGCCGCGACGGGCTGTCTACCGTCAGGCACCGCATAGGCTTGGGATCAATCGGCTCCACGCTGACGATCATGCGGTGACAGTGCTTAAATCCTTGAGCACCCAGCGGGCCAATCCTGACTGCTTTGCGGAACAAACTGAATGGGTTAAACCGCGCCCATCGCCATGTCACGCGGTACTTCGGCCCATAGTCATGGCCGTCTAGAGTCGCCCGCCCTTCGTTCAGTACAGCTTTTTCTCCCAGGCTCACCACGAGCTCATACACGCCTTCAGCAAGACGCCGATCTTTGGAACAGAACTCAACACTTTTGTGGTCGGCGTAGCCATCAGAATCGCACAGGCCACGCAGAAGCTCTAGCCGCTGAGCAATCGAGCCCCTGAGATATGCCGCAGGTATGTGCTTGTTGCCAAGCAGCCCCGCCTCTTTCAACTGCCTGCGAAGCCCAGGCACCCGGATCTGGTGCTGACCCCGCTCAGTGTCCGCTTTGACAGCACATGCCCGGTTCAGCATCCCGACAACATGACCAACATCAAAGTCCCCGTCATGACTCCCCGCCGTCAAGGCTTGATCGTTTGAGTGCCCATTACCCAGCCAGTAGCCCAGCGTCCAAGGGTCGATCGGCAACTCCGCATGCGGCAGCTTCAGAGGCTGCGCCGTAGGGATACAGTGGTTCAGATCTGCGCGGGCACCATGCGTAAGCGTCTTGGCAATCTCAGCAGTCGTGAGCGTCTCAGCACCACAGAACCCCAGAATGTTGTGATGGCTGTCCAGCAGCGGGTGCTGGTATGCCGCCCAATCATCAGGCACCCGGTCGATGCCGTGCCGCTGCCACTGCTTGCGTGTGCGATGCGCCAGCGTCGTCCACAGATGCCCGCCATCAGCATCAATGACCGATCCGTCACTGAACGTCAGCCTGTAAGCTGTCTCGGGCATCGTGATCGGATGCGCATCAACCACCCGGCACGGGTTGCCCCGCTCGTCGAACACGACATCCCCGGCCTGGATGTCGCCGTTGCGCACCCACCCGGACGGCGTCGGGATCGGGGTGTCAACGCAAAGCTGCTTCCCGGCTCCGCGGCCTGCCAGCATCAGCCAGATGCTCCAGTCCCCGTGCGGGACGATCTGGTGCCGGTGCGCGGTCTGTAACCACTTCGCTCGCCAGAGATAGGCCAGCCGCTTCTCGGGCGGGAGCGCTTTAAGCTGCTCTAGAACATCCGGCTGGGCAAGAGTCTCGGCTAGATCCATGCGATGTATTGTCGCTTAAACCTAGCGATCACCAAGCCCTTGATATATCGCGGATGTGCGAGGCCTCGTCTGGCCCGAGCGGCAACTCGCTATGCAGGAACTTGATGTCCGCCTTAGCGTAGCGCTTTGCCTTCTTCCCGCGCTTCTTTTCCATCGCCTCGCTAAGCTGCGCCTCTTGCTCTGCAGTGATCTCTCGCAACTGATGCTCAGCAAACCAGCCCGAACGAAGCGGGTAGTCGATTCCGAGGATCTTGCATTCAACGCGGGTGATTGAGACGATCCCGTTGAGCCGCTCGTACTTAGCTCTGAGGTACTCACCAATCTTCATGGTTTTCCTCTCTATCTCAATAACTACTAAGTAGTTCTCTACCGAATACTACTTAACTACCTAACAACAAAACCCAAGCGGCTCCGAACGGCCCTCCCCTTTCCTCGCCTAGACGAGGTTCGGTTCAGGCTTACCCAGTGCGGACGCGGTAGACCCTTGACAGCCGTTCGGGTCATGGACGCTATCTACCCCATCCATCTGCGCGGTGTCGCAGACCCTATCCCACCAGTACCGCTTCTCACTCAGGACGCTGACGATGCCGGTAGGCCTGTCCATCACTGAGCCAGTTAGTGCAGAAACGACAAAGCCCTTGAGGAGCCACCCGGTAGGAACCCTCCTCGGGGCAGAGAAGGGCGGGTGGTTGCTCAAGGGCTCTCGACTGTCGGCTCCTACGCCAACGGAGGCAATTATGCCCTCCGCGGTCGGCGTGTCAAGTCACCTCCTCTGACAGGGCCATTGCTCTTTCAGAGCAGCCCCCACCAGGACGGCCGCGGAGTAGTGCCGGTAGCCTGGATTGCGCTCAAGGAAGAGCTTCACGACATCCCTGGCCTGCCCAGCGGTTATCTGGGGGCTGCAGTAGGCTGACCCATCCAAGGTGTCCGCCACCCCGCTGACATAGCCTAGCGCCACGCCTCTGGCAACGATCGCCTCGTCTTGCATCCTGCTTAGCAACTCATTGCCGGTCCAGAACCCGTTGTTCTGCGCCTGGGCAACCATCGGGGCCATCAGCAGGGCCAGGAGTGCTCGCTTCATTGTTGCCTCTTCAGTTCAGCGTTAGTCAGGATCGCCTGCAGGAGGTTGTCCGCCTCCAGCGCGGCTTCCACTTTGATCGGGCTCTCAGCGTCGCCCGCTAGATTCAGGCGGTCACCGTACTTCTTCGGCCGCAACTTCGCCGCGGTCCACTTCCTGGCCTCAATCCGCTGCTTCTGCCAAGCCACGTAAGCGCTGTCCAGCTTGATCGCCAGCAGGTTCCCGTGCTTGTCAAACACCGGCTCCGTATCAGGCGTCTCGTCCGCGATCTTGACGATCTCGTCAGCGTGAGTCTCGGCCTGCTCTTCCCGTGCGCGGGTGTATTTCTCCAGGAACGAAGCGTGCCGCAACAGCCACTCATAAACCACGGACTGTGCTGGCATTCCTTCTTCTCTACAGATAGAAGCCAAGCTCTGTCCTACTGAGAGCTTCTTGCATATCTCATCTGCTAGCTCTTCGCGGTATGCGGATGGCCTGCCAATCTTCTTCTTTGCGGGGCTTGGGTTAACCGCGGCTTCATCTGGCTTGGCGGGTCGACTCCGGCGCAACCCGGAGCTTTTGCGTTCAGCAACGCTCGGAGACAAGTCAACGCTCACCGGGCTTCCGGTCGACCCTGATTTTACTCGTTTCATGATTGTTTTCAAGTACTTAAAACGGACTCTCAGGAAGATCCGAGATGTCTGGTTTTACTCTTATCGGGGTAGTGTAGTCAAGGAGTACTGTTGGAAACGGCCATACGAGCCCACGTTTTGGCGTGTTGGAGTGCTCTGTAGTAGCTTTCATGGACTGAGCTGTCTCCATCAACGACCCAGACTTGCTGGTTGTTTTGGAGGATTGGAGTGACCTTGGCGACCCGCTGGCCGGTGACGATTGCGTGCTGTCCATTGGGTTTCCTGAATTCTTTAATTGAGGCCATGATGATTACGATTCGTTAGAACTCCGGGTTCAGCCGGTTATGCGCTCCAGGGATCAAAGCGAAGTAGCCACTCAGCCATGCTCCTGTTTCTTGCAGGCGGTAGAACTTGCGGCCGGTGCTGGTGGTGACCACCTTCAGTGACGGGCTAACCCTGGCAATCCTGCCCTCATCGTAGTAATCGCCATTGAATGTTGCGCTGACCCTGTCTCCGACCTTTGGAGCCGCGATAACATCGAACCTAGGGGCTACATGGTCCCCGGCGTCTGTAGCGATGTAGAGCTCTCCAGTGAGCTTCGTGGCCGACTCCGCGATCTGCTCGGCGTATTCCATCGTGCCGATGTCGTTGCGGTCTAACCAGCCTGCATGACGGGTGCCGTCTAACTGGCGGCTCCAGTACTTGTAGCCGGTCGAGGTCTTGAGGCTCTCGGGCATGGACTGCTCGATGGCAGTCACGTTGTGTTGGTCGTCGACCTTGAAAAACAACATGACTGCTCTCCTTAGCGAGCCGTGACCTTGACGCTGTACACCGCGTTGGTGCTGGTGTGAGCAGCAATCACCTCGGCGGGGATCGACAACTTCTTGGCG